ACGTAGATCGTCCAGCGATGCGGGATATCGCAGAGAGCGTTGGCCACCTGGCGCCCGGGCGGAATGCGCTTGGCCAGCTTCCAGTTGACCATGCCCTGCCAGCCGCTCGGGCTGATGCTCACCACGGCGACGTGGTTGCTGCTCAGGATGGCTCGGCAGGAACGCTCCAACCGGGCCCGCGGGTTGTTGGGCTTGCGGCGTTTCATTGGGCACGCTCCAACTCGCGCTGAATGCGACGCCCAATCCAACGCACCACCGGCACGGCCTTGCTGTTGCCGATTGCCTTGTAGCGCGGGCCGTCCGGGCATTCATCGGCAGGTTTGCCGCGCCAAGGGATCAGGGTGTAGTCGTCAGGGAAGCCCTGCAGGCGCTCGCACTCGCGCGGTGTGAGTCGGCGGACGGCGGAGCCATCCACCACGCCATTGTGTCGGCGAGGCCCGTTATTAGCGTCGAGGGTTGCGTGAGTTTCGCCGATACGCACACCAGACTGACTGGACTGAAAGGCAACAATGGGCTGGCCCCGGCCGGTACCGTCCTCGCTGCCATCGAAACCGTCGGCTTTCAGCGTGTGAGTGATATCGCCAGTGACGCACACTGCCACTTGGCCACCAGCATTGGCGTGGCTTTCGCCGTGGCCCATGGCGCGCAGAGTTGGCGATAGTTCGCTGGTCGCGTCGTTGCCGTAGTCCTTGCAGCTGAAGGCGATGCATGGAGTGCCTTGGCCAGCCTTGCCACCGCCAGTGGACAGCGCTCCGACTATCTGACCGTCACCATTCTCTAAGCGAACCTCTGCGCGGCTGTTTTCTGCGAAAGCCAGTATGGCGTTCTCCTGGCCATGGTTTCGGCCAAGAGCATGGGCAATATGTTCATCGACGCATGGATCTTGCGTGCCGTGCACTACCAGCAGGCCGCTTTCCGCATCCTGCTGTGTGGCGCTGCCGGCTGCTTTGCCGTTGGCCTGAAGCGTACCGGCGACGATGAATTTCTCGGTTTCTGCGTCCATCCGAGTTCCCCCAGGATGGGCGCTCAGCGCTGTGGCAACGTCAGTCTGCTGGCAATTTGCGCCGCCGCCGAATGCCACAGGGATAAACGTCTCCGAGTCCTCGCGGTGGCTGCTCTGCGCTTGAGCCCTGAGCGAGCCAGCAGTCAGGGGGATATCGTCTGTGCTGTACCCGCCGTTTCGGCGAGCGCCGCCAGCAATTGTGCCGGTAGGGTTTTCCCCCTCGCCTCGGCGCGGCGGATGATCCCGGCGCACGCTTTCGGACTCAAAAAGTACCGCAGCGGGATCGAACCCCGTTCGAGCACTTGCGACAACGAACACACGGCGGCGTCGTTGGGCCAGGCCGAAATATTGGGCATCCAGCACCCGCCATGCGGCTGTTCGGCGGGGGCCATACACACAACCAGCGTCCGTCCATTTTCCCCCTGACGGCTGGAGCGCATCGGATTCGCCCACCAGGGCGCCGAGGAAGCAGCCGAACGCATTGCCTTTGTCGGAGAGGACGCCGGGGACGTTTTCCCAGACGACGATGCACTCGGCGCCTGCTGGTCGAACATGGTCAACTGCATCTGCAAGCTCCACATATTTGATGGTGAGTTGGCCGCGCGGGTCGTCGAGGCCGGCGCGCATGCCGGCAACGCTGAACGCCTGGCAGGGCGTGCCGCCCACCAGCACCTCCGGTGCGGCCATACTGCCGGCCAGCACCTGGCGGGCCAGCTTGGTCATGTCGCCCAGGTTGGATACCTCGGGCCAGCGGTAGGCAAGCACCGCTGAAGGGAACGGCTCGATCTCTGCGAACCATTCAGCCCGCCAGCCGAGCGGGTGCCAGGCGACGCTGGCAGCCTCGATGCCGCTGCAGATTGAGCCGTAGGTCATGGTCATGAGTTCAACCGCCTGCAATCGCCGCTGAAGTCGGCGTACTGATCTTCGATCTGCAGCGTGTGTTCTACGCTGAAGAATGGATTGCACTTGCTGCAGTGGCCGGCGATGCGAACGGCGAACGCCATCAGGCTGCCGGCGCCGTGGTCACGGCTGCAACTGGGGCATCTCACCAGTTGCTCGCAGCAGGCGTGTGCTTCGTGCTCTTCGTCGTGCACCTTCTTGCACTCGGGGCACTGCCACAGCTCGTAGATGCTCGGCATGCAGCATTCAAGGGCGCCGTCTTCATCGTCGTGTATCTCTCGACATTCGCCGCACTGCCAGAGTGGTTTGGCATTGAGCTTTTGCATGGCTTTCTCCAAGGCGAGTAGCCGTCTCGCCGGTAGCGTTATGCTTGGGATTGGGTTATCAGTGGACGACGGCGATTTGCCGGCTTACAGGGAGATTTTTTATGGCTACAGATCGCGAAGTTGCACTCGAGCAGGCACTAGTTGCTGTTATTGGCGCAGCAAAGCATCGCGGCTTTGATGAGAAGGACTTGGTTGACCACGCATCAGCGTTGCTTTTGGGCAACAACTCAATTCGCTATGTTGGCCATCCGCATGTGAGCGATGCCATTACTGAGATGGGTAATGCGTACAACGAAGTGCTGGTGCTCACCAAATAGCGGTTACTGCTCTTGCCGATCGAGGCGGCCGGCTTGTTCGGCGCCTTGCTGGTAGAGCTGGCGCGCCACGTTTTCCGAAAGCCGGATTTCGTGGCGCGGCGGTTGGAGTAGGGCGGCCGCCTGGTCGCGGCCCAGGGCGTGGACGTTGAGCAGCAGCGTTTGCAGGCATTCGGTGCGCTCGGTGTGTTCGCCCCATTCCATCAGTTCGGCCAGGATGGTGAGGATGCCCGGGCGGACGCGGTGGCGCAGTTCGACCTCGCCGGCTTTATTGCGCCGCTCAGCGGTGGCCTGGTCACGGTCCTTTTGGGTCTGGGCCATAGGGCACTCCAGGTTCTATGCCGTATTCCTTGCAGAGCTTGTACGTGTGTGAGTACGAGAGCTCTGCTGCTGCGGCGAGTTCGTGCATGGTCGGGTTTGCGCCGGCCAGGCGCTTGAGGCGACCTGATGCGTTCTCGCGAGAAGGTGCGAACTCCAGGCCGTAGTCATCGCGCAGCCGGGTGAGGACGCTACGACTGATACCGAGCTCCCTGGCGGCCTCATTGACGCGCAGGTGGGTGAAGGCGTGGGCCTTCTCGAGCAGCTCTGGTGTGCGTGACTCGCTGGCCGGCTGGTGGCAGCGTTTTGGCGGGATGAACTTCTCGCGCGCCTGCTGAATTGCGTAGCGGCGAGGGTGCTTTACCGGGTCCAACTCTGCGGCGCAGCCCAGGGCGGCCTGTTGTTCGGCGTGGCTGCTGTAGTGTGGGTTCTGGAGCATGCTGGCGCCCTCACTGTTGCAGGTGCAGGCCACGCTCAAGGTGGCTGGCCAACCAGCGCGCCTCGCGCATGGTGCGGCGGAAGCCGAGCACCTTGCCGGTGTCGACGTCTACGACGCGGATCATGGCGTTGCCGCTGCATACCAGGTGGGTGGCGCGCGGTGCTGGCGCTGGCTGGCGGCTGCGTGCTTGGGCGGCCATGCGGGCCTGGCTGGTTTGGCGCATGGCGTCGATGAGCTCGGCGATAGCCTCGCGGGCTTTGGTGAGTGCGTTCATGGTGGGCACCTGTGTTGGATGCGGGGTAGGGGATGGCCTCTCTGTCGCCCGCGGCGAGGCCCGCCGCTTGCAGGGCTGCCGGCATTCACCGGCCACCTGGCTACCGCTTTATTCACCCGTGCGCGCTTTGATCCGGGCGGTGGCGCGCCTGATCTTCCGGCTGAGGTGGACCGGCGCTAACGCATTGGCATGCCGAAGCGGCACGGGCACCACCCGCCCGCCGGGTTCGCCCAACGCTTAGCGGGTGGTGCTGGGATGGTCAGTCATAAAGACCGTAGGAGAAGTCATCGGGATCGCAGTCAATGACAAGAATGGCGTTTCCAAAGTAGAGCGATGCCAGCATGCGTTCCCACTTCGAGTGGATCATCATGTCGACGGCGATCTTCTTATCGTCCAGCTTCGCTGAGTAAACAGAGCCAAGCTGGTGCGTGCGATTCCAGGTGCCGCCGCTTTCGCGCTCGCCTTCAACTCGCACGTTAACAGCGTGCTTCAACTCATAGTTGTTGCGGCCGCTTCTGCTGCGGTAAGAGCTTTCAGCACGGTGACTATCTTCAGGCTCTGGATCAAAGTAGATATGAAGGTAAGGGGTGGAGCCAATGGAGCCGTCCTCAAAGCGGATCTCGGGCCGCTCCCAGTTCTCCTCTGCAGCCTTTTCCTTGTTGTCTTCAACAAAGGCGTCGATCAGTTCGCGCAGCGATACCTCTCCGGACACGAAGTCGTTTGCCAGGACCTCTTCTATTGCGGCCGAGGCTTTAACCATCAGCGTCTCGGATACCGCAGCCGCCTGCCACCGCTGCCGCAGAGACTCAGCCACCAGGGCGTTGTAGCGGGTCAGTTCGAACATATCTGATACGTTCGCGGGGAGGGCTTTGCTGACCGCCTCCTTGATTGCTTTGCCGAAATCGCCATACGAGCGGAAGGCGTCATCGACAACGTCCTTGAACATCTTGTCTATGCCGGCGTCGATCAGTTCGCGCGGACGGTCTGACTCGGCGTAGGCGGTGACGCGCTCGGCAAGCAGTTGTTGCAGGGTTTGGTCTGTCATCTTGCGTAGCCTCGATAGGTTGGAAGGTATTGCGACTTGCTAAGGCGCATTGGAATGTCGGGTCGAACACTTTTCTGGCAGCGGCGTCCGGGGTTCGCCACAAGCTGCTGCCTCGTGAGTCGCTTTTTTCAGCCCCGCCGACATTCCAATGCGCCCTGGTGGGTTTCCCGTCAGCCCCTCGTGGGAAGGGCTGCCGGTGAAACCGGTGCCGTTGCCGCTTGCCGATGGCAGCTCTGGCTTCATGTGTTTGGCCTTGGGCTTCCCTCGTAGCGACTTCAATCGGCATACGTCGCTGGTCTTGGGGTATCTGTGTTGCTCCGCGCTTGAGTGCAGCCCGGCGGCCCGGTGGGTAGTTGGCACGTATGCGCGGATTGCCGACCCGTGCTGTCGGCTGGGCTTAGTGGTGCATTGGCTTGGCGCTCCTGTGTTGCGGATTGGTCTTGCTCGCTACGCCGTCCGGGTCATTCGCGCGGTTCGGTCTGCACCTCGCACCGTCCTGCAGCATCCTCAGTTCGCTTACGGATCAGTGCGCCGGTCGCCGGGTGGCGTAGCGGGTTGGTTCACCTGACTTTCTGTCGCCCCACAGGTGATGGCCGGGGCTGCCTCGCCGGTTGCCCGGCTAGCTGTTCATGGCGCTGGTTGTTAAAGAGCGGTGGCCTTGCGGCCTGGCCGTCGTTTCCGGCGGCTTGCGATTTAAATTAACCGCCGGTTTCCATGTCGTCAATACCGGCGGTTAATTTAATTTTCAATATGAGCCCTACCAGGGGAGGCTTGCGCGCTGGCGATTTGCTCGTTTACTGTATGGATGTACAGCAAAAGGAGAGGCGCTGACCGATGCCGAAAACCGAACAGAACACGCCTATGAATGCCATTGACCGCCTGGGCCTGCGGGTGTCCACCATGATTCAGGGCCCCATTGCGCAGCTAAACCGGCGGGTGAAGATCTTCCAGTTGGATACCGACCCGGATCATGCCTGGCAGGCGATTCTGGAGCTGCTGCAGGAGACTGACGGGCTGAGCCTGGAGAGTCATGAGGACGGTACGGTGACGGTCAGCTGGGATGCGGCTACGGATGCCGATGCGCGGATCGAGGAAGAGGAGGCGGAGCTGATGCGGGTTGAGGTTGCGGAGGCTGGTGCGCCTTTCTAAGCGCGACAGACAGGGGGATCTGGAGTGCTCGGGCTGAGCCCAACCAACCCGAGCAACACTTATTTTAGTGATTGTCACCAGCGAAAGGAGTTATAACGTGCGTTCTCCCCTGTTCAAAATCTGCCCTTACACTTTGAAGCTTCCTCTGGAAGTCCTCAAGCTGCGCCCGGGTTTCGCGCTGAAAGTCAGGGGAGGCGCCCTTATCTTTCAAATGCCTTTTGCACACCTTGATCGAAGCCTCAAGCGCAGATATTTGCCGGGTCAGTTCTGGAGGATCGTCAGCCCTAATGTAGAGCTTCAGAAGATAGATCGACAAGAATGGCGAGCATAGCCCAGTCAGAGCCATGAAGAACTGTGCCACATCTGCGTTGGTGATTATCTTGGTAAGAACAGCGGCAGCGCCATTGAGGACAGCAGTGGCCAAGGCCATGAACATATTATTATTCAATGCTGCGCCCCCAATAGCTTTATCTCTTCATCAGAGAGCCTTCTGAATTGACTCCTGCCAAACAGAGAGCGTTTTACATAGAAAGCCTCTGTTGTTTTGCCATCGCTTCTGTACTCAATTATTGAGTCAATTGGCAGGAGCTTGTAGGCAGCATGCCTTACAATTTTTCTAGTAAATATAAATATGAAAGGCGAGAAGGCTATCAGTACAGCCCAGCCGATAGCTTGAGCCATTAATGAATAAGTCCACATCGCAATGCCTATGGGTTTAGTTCGTTGATGACTCGAACAATAGCATATTTTACATGCGTGCCGCTTACATTGGTTGTTTCTGTTTTTTCCAATTCTACTGTATATAATTTATCTTTCTGAAAAGCCTCTTCGTTCTTGGCAACCTTGCTAAGAAAATCTTTGTCCTTGATGTTGACGGTGGCTTCGAAGCCATCTTGACCCTGAACAGTCCAGCCCCTTCCGCTCTTGAAGCTGAGCTTGGTGAAGAATATTACCTTCTGGAATTTGGTAACTTCTTCCTTCTCTGTAACGTCTGACCTGATCGGATTGAAGTTTTTGATCTCGTCTTCATCAAGCTCATTCGTAACGGTTTCGGTAATCAGCTTGATTTTCGCGCCCTCTCGCCCCTGAAGTGGCGCCTGTATCACCTTGTGTAGCGCCTGGCGAATGTCCTTACTTGCGACTAGTTGAGCAACCTTACTGGTTGTTTCTATCTCGCCATCCTTTGTAAAAAGTGTCGCCTTTTGTGTTTTTGCGTCAACAACGACACGCTCAATTTTATTATCTTTGAGGCGGTCTAGTACGCCTATAGCGGTTGCGGTAGATGCAGCTGCAGCCGCAACACCGATGCCGATGTTTTTCATTACTGCAAGCGTTGTCACTGGGTCAGCCACAATCGCAAATATTATTTCAAGGGAGCCTTCTCTTGCCGGAGCAACAACCTTCAAATCCGCCTCTGAAGAACCATTGCTTACAATTTCGGCGGCCTTGGTTATAAGATCGTGCATGCCAATAATCGAGTTTCCCAAGTCCTTGGCATCGATAGTGTGGTCTTTAAGATCGCCAGGGGCGTCATAGGATATTTTGAATTCCGTTTTAGTTACTTCGTTTTCCATTTTCTTAGCCCCAGCTTGAACAATTATTTTCTAGTTTATTTAGTTTAAAGCTTTTGCCCTTTCCAGACGTAGAGCACGCGCGCGTGGATCGTCACGTCGCCCACGGGCACCACACGATCCTTGTGCTTCTCGTTGTCGGAGATCATGTCGAAATGGTCTGCGTCTGCCTTCTGCAGGCGCTTTATGTAGAGCATGCCGTCCCAAGTGAGCACGTAGACGCCGTCGCCGTTGAACTCGGTGATGCCGCGGTCGACGATAACCGGGTCCTTGTCGTCGATGGTGCCGGCCATGGACTGGCCCCAGCCGGTGATGATGCTGAGGTTGGCGGGGGAGGTGTACTCCAGGCCGAGCTTCTCAAGCTGCAAGCCATTGACCACGACGTTGCGCACGAACTCGACGTAATCAGCCGGTACCTGGCCGTGCCCCATGGAGGCGCGGACGTCGTACTGCGGAATGAGAATATCCCCGTCCTGGACGCGTGCCGCCCGGGAGAAGTTGCCGGGGATGACGTTGCCGGCCTTCACTTCGGTCAGTGTGTCACTGACGGCCTGTAGCAGCCGCTGTTGTGCCGAGTCAGTGAGGTTCTTACCGTGCTTGCTGAGCATCTCCATCACCTTGGCAGCAGCGCCGTAGGTACCGCCCTGCTCGGAGACGGCCAATCCAGTCGACTCACTCTTGCTTTCCACAGCGATCGGCCCGGCCATCTGGGAGATCTCTTTAGCCAAGCGAGGGCTGAAGCGCTCAACCGGCTCTTCTATCAATCGTGCGAGCACTGCAGCGAACTTCGCGTTGAGCGGGTTGGTGCCGTTTAGGTACATGGCGACCGCTGCTGGCGAAATTTCCGCAGACTCGGCGAGCTTGGCCTGCGTGAGGCCAAGACTGTTTTTCTTCGAGATGAACAGGGCCTTCGCCGCTTCGCATTCTGCGCGCAGCTCCGGGGAGAGCTCTTTTTTCTTCGTCATGGCTCGCAATCTAAACCGGAGGTTAATTCTATTCCTCAACCGCCGGTGTTGATGTAATGCTAACCGGCGGTTAATATCTCAAGGAGGCAGTTACTTCGAGGCACAGAGATGAAGAGAACCAAGCTGGCGGATCTGGTTGCCGAGCGTGGCCAGGCCGCAATCGCCAAGGCTCTTGGTGTCAGCGCTCCAGCTATCGCTAAGGCGCTTACCGCGGAGCGAACCATTTTCGTTACCGAGCACGCTGACGGCACTTTCACTGCCGAGGAACTGCGCCCGTTTCCTTCGCAGCCTGGCAAGACGCAGGCGGCCTGAGCCGCACCCCAGTGGCTACCCCATGGCCACCACGATAAGAGGCAGAGCAGAACATGACTACGTCCAACACAGGACACGCCCCGCAAACCCGTGACCAGGTGCTGGTGGCGCATGCCGCCGACCTGATCGCGCGCACGTCGGTCAGCACTCCCGATTTCGCCCAGCACCTGGCGGCGCAGTTGTATGCGCTGGCGCCGGTGAAGGCTGAGGCGGAGGGCGTGCCGAACTTTCAGGCGTTGGCCGAGGTGGGTGCGGCTGAGCCGTTCATCAAGGCCACTGCTTCGTGGTTGAAGCGTGTGCAGCGCTGGCTGGCTGGCGATGTGGAATTTCCGTCCTGGATCGAGGAGGCGTGGGTGATGGCGCTGGCGCCTGAGTGGCGTGAGCGCTGCGTGAACGAGTTGGCGGCACGTCACGGGCTGATCGGCGCGCGTGACCTGGGCTTGCAAGGTTGCCCGGTGACGGCGTTCGGGCAGTTGGTCAGCCGTTTGGGTGCTGCTGTGGAGGCGACGGGCACGGTGCTGGCCGATGGGCGCATCTGCGAGGCCGACCTGCCGGAGTTGCCGCGGATGATCGAGGCGCTGCTGGCGGTGGAAAGCCGCTCCTGCGAGCTGCGCCGCGCTGCGGAGAACGTGCTGTCGGCGGCGGGCAAGGCTCAGGCGCTTCGGGTAGTCGGCTGATTTTTCCGCGCATGCGCGGAATCAGGGGAAAGCGGCAACCCATTGTCAGGTAGCCGGACACAAAAAAGCCGGGATTGCGGCCCGGCTTCTTCAACAACACCTTGAGAGGTGATCCGAGTATGAACCAACTGATTCAGTGCGACAAGGCGGTGACCATGTCGTCACGCGAAATCGCCATCCTCACGGGCAAGCAGCACAAGGACGTCATCCGCGATGTGCGCGTGATGCGCCAGGCGCTGGAGAAAGATGGCGCAGATCTGCGCCATCTGGTCGAGCACAAGGATGGCCGAGGCTACACGGCCGAGTTCCTGCTGGACCGAACACTTACTGAAACGCTCTTGACCGGCTACAGCATTCCGCTGCGCCACCGAGTGATTGTGCGCTTGGCAGAACTGGAGCAGCGCGCAGCGCCTCCCGCGTTACCCCAGACCCTCCCCGAAGCCCTTCGCCTTGCGGCTGACCTGGCCGAGCAGAACAACCGCTTGCAGGTGGTGGTGAGCGAGCAGGCACCGAAGGTCGAGGCGCTGGCGCGAATCGCCGACGCCGGCGGCTCGATGTGCCTGACCGATGCGGCCAAGCACCTGGGCATTCAGCGTTGCCGATTGATCGAGTGGATGCGCGAGAACCGCTGGATCTACCGCCGTGAGGGCAGCATGCGCCTGCTGGCGTATCAGCCGCGCATGGCCGCTGGGCTGCTTGATCACAAGGTGTCGGTAATCGGCCGCGAGGATGACGGTGCGGATCGGTTGGCCAGCCAGGTACGGGTAACCGCCAAGGGCCTGGCCTTTCTGGCGCAGAAACTCAACGGCGCGCCACGTT